AAATTGCCCCCTTGCTCGGACGTTCCGAGGTCGATAATTTGATAGCAGCGCGCAGGGTATAAGCCCTCGGGCGCGATTTGTCGGTTGGCGTTGCCGCCTGTTGGTGCTGTTAAAGCCATTTTAAAAAGTATTAAAGGGTTAAAAAATTAAAGGTTCTCGGATTCGAACGAGTGTATTAGGTTGCGGTTAATACCGTCAATAACCTGAATGAATAGGTCGCTAAATGCGTTGCGCTCAAGCGGCTCAAATAGTCGGTGTTCGACTGGCACGCCTTCGACTTGTTCGCGGTGAAATTTACGCGATAGGTTAGCCGCTCCCGAATCGCAGCGCGTGTAAATTCCTTTCATGCAACCGTCGTTAACAAGCATCGTCATAACGCCGCTAAGGTGGTCATAAAAATAAAACTCGGTGTTTTGGTAATTGCGGAAAATTGTAACTGTGTCCATGTGTATAATTGTTTAAAGGTTTAAAAAGAAAGGGCGGTTATTAGCCGCCCGTGAGGGTTAGTCAAAGTAAGCGCCGTAAGCGTGGCGAGCTTCAAGTAAATCGTTTATTTCGTTTTGTAGTGCAACTTCTATCGCTTCCATTTCTTTAGTCCAAAAAGACTGCTCGTTCATTTTGTCTAAAATAGCTGAACGCTTATTAATTTCGGCTTCGATTGTTGGGTTGATTCTGAAACCCATTGCTGCAAATTCTGATGTCATGGTGTGAATGTTTAATTGTTTAACAGGACAAACATACAACACTTTTTTAAATCTGCAATACGAAAACAAAAATAAATGCAAATTATTTTATAAAGCGCTGATAATTAACGCCCCTAATTTTGCGACCTACCCAAACCGAAACCGATAAGCGCCCCGAATCCGACCTTTGCCGCCGTTGTTTCGTACCATTTTTTCGGCGGTTCGGGTATTACAAAGCTGCGTAAACCTTCGACTTGCATATTTGGGTTATCTATTGCAACCCTTACCACGCTTTCGCGCTTACGAAACGGGAAAACACCGCGTAAAGTGTCGCCTATGCCTACCGAAATAGTCGCGGGAATGCTTAAACTATCGATTTGAAGGTAGCCGAGGCGGTTAATTTTGCCAGTAATCGCAAACCAACGCTCGAACTTTTCAAAGTTACGGGGTAAAACAAGCGCTGGCACGCTGTCGCGTATGTAAATCGGGTCGCCTAATTGTATTTTAGTCTTATAAACCGTGCGCGTAACGACCTCAACCGCCGCCTTCGGCTTATCAATGCGCAGTTTTTCGGTTAAATCTTTTAATTCTGCGATTTGTTGCCCTTGCGTGTATATCGTTAAGGAATCATTTACGTGCGTTTTAACGAACGTTTGCTCGGTTAGTGTGGTTTGCGCTTGCTGATGGCACGAACGCACGAAAAACAGGCTTAAAATCGCTAAAAATAGTAACCTTTCAAGCCAAACGTAATTGGGCGATGTATTTGTCGATTCTTTCACGGCATTTTACGTTTTCGTTTAGTATTGCTTTAGCAACGTTCGGCGGCATTTCGCGTTCGGTTAGATAAATCCGTAACACTTTTATGAGCCGCTTATCAATTTGCTTATCATTCATATTTGGCGCGTTGCTTTTTTAACTAAAACCCTTACGGCTTCGTCCAAATTTACGACCGATTGTTCTAACATCTGCAAAAGTTCGCCCCGTTCGCTTTCTGAAATCGCTTTATTACTACTTATCAATTTTACCAGCCCACTAACCGAGGTTAACGGCTGCCGTAATTCGTGCGAAAGCATAAACCGAAATTCCTCAAGTAATACCCGTTGGCGTTCGTGTTCGTGTGCGCTTATGCTCGTTACATCGACTAATTGAAAGCCGATAAAATGCACTGCGCCCATGATTGTATAGATATTCCAAACGTTAAAACGCTCTGATAAATTCTTTTGCTTGGTTCGGGCGTAAACTCTTGATGGTTCGGGCTGTTTATCCTTTGCCCTTTTAACGGCTTCTATTAGCGTTTCTTTATCCTCGGAGCTGCTAACTATGTCTACAATGTTTTTCGGCTTTATATGGCTCGCGTAATGCTTAAAAAGTTCGTTTGCGCTAACTATCGTACCGTCGGTTTCGGTAACAACGTAAAACAAGTCTAAAGAATTTTCTAAAATGTAAACGGTAGACACGATTGCAAATTTAAGAAATCGCGTTAAATTTTACTAAAAGTTTAAGCGTTTCGCAAGTCGGTTATAAGCGAACGCCACGCCGCACCGCACCCTATTAAATACTTAGCAGAAAGCCAAAGCGTGAAACTAAAAACAACACCATTCAAAAGTATATCGTAATTCATAGGCGTTTCAAAATCTTGCGGTTTTCTTACGGGGTATGTTTTGGCGGTGTAATACGTTGGCTCTGCTAACAAAGATACATCGCAGGGCTGAATAGTGTCAAATGCCGTTAAAACTATTTCGGGCTTTGGGTGAACATAAGCCCCCGAAATAATTGCCTCGTACGATTCTTTGTTAGCATTCACGAAAGTAGTATCCACCTCATAGCTCATGGTGTCTATGTGAACCTTGTTATGGCGTGCAATCTTAACGGTATCTCTACGAACTTGCTGCATCGTCTTTGGCTTTTGGAATGTACCCAGCGGCGATTAGGGTTGCTACAATTGCCGCGAGTGTTTCGGTGGATATGACTTTAAAGATTAACAAGAATATTGAAATAAGTATCATGAGGCTACCGACTGTGCCACGCCAATGCTTCACAATGATGTCTATGATTCGCCGTGGTTTGGTAGCCCGTTTTCGCATGGTTAAGTTTACGCGAATGGCTGCCTTGCGTTTGGGCAATAGTGGCTTAGAAGTTACAAAGTGAGAAATACAATTTCGCCTCTTCGCGTCTGCGATTGGTTAGCCCTGCAAGCACCTTGCCGCCTGCTTTATTCCAACGCAGAAACTCGTCCAGTATTGACGGGTCGGCTGCGTTTACTTTTGCTTTCTTAAGCAGCGTGGATTTCACCAATGCACCTACGCCTACATTGTAGGCAAAGCACACCAAAGCATCGAACTGGCATTGATTCAAGTTCGGCAAGTGCTTATTCACCGCCGCTTCGAATGGCTCAAGGGTTGCGAGCAAAAGCTGCGTTGCTTCCTTTTCGTTATTTAGTTTCTCACCTAAAAGCACCTTCTTGCCGTTCGGATGGCGCGTGCTTCCGTAGCCTATGGTCGGAACGCCAGCAGGGCAAAGGTAGGAACTAAGCCGCAAGCCCTCGTACTTCTTGATTAGGTTAAGACCAAGCAGCGAGGTTGAGCGCATTAGTTAATTTCGTATTGGAATATACAATAAAATTCTACATCAGTAGCAATTAAAGTTGTGTCAGAAGACAGAAACACTAACCTATTAGTGTTGTTTTTATATCCATTAAATTGCTTTTCTGAATTAATAGAAATAGTACCTGTTGCATTAGCCGTTGCAGTTGATATTGGGAATGTTGTCGCAATCGTACCATCAGTAAATGTGGAAAAATCTAAATCAACCGTTCCATAAATAGTGCAAGTTACAATGTTGCCAATTCTTGAATACAATGCTTTTACAAGTGCTGCATTTGCACAAGCATTATCTTCACCACTAAATGTAGGTGTCCAAGTTCCGCTTTCAAAGTCAAGCAAATCCCCCACCTCAATCTGCTTTGACTGGTTAACTGCTGTATCAACAATGTACATTACATCGGTTGAGGCTGCTGATGCAGTTGATGGTAAATCGGTAACTTTAACGCCTGCCATAGTTTCGAGTTTTTACAAATTTACAAATTATTGAGATACGTCAACGCATCTTCCGAATTATCAAATTGATGCTTGTTAAATGTGGTGCTTGTTGTGGCAAAGCAATAGACTCCTGCATCGCAAATTATGTGCAGGCTTTCTTTATCCACTACCTCCCAGTTTGGTGCAATTAGTTGTGCATCGATTGTGCCATCCGCAACGGATGAAAAAAACTCAATGCTCTTTGATGTGATGTTTACGTTTGTCATAGCTTTTCGATTAAGTACATTGAGCCAAAGTTTACATCTCCAGCGTTTGAATTTTGAATTGCGAATACAATAAACTGGTTAGTAGTCCAATTAATTACGCAAGTAGTCGCAGAATTTGCAAGGAAGAAATCCGTGCTTTGGCTTGTTGTGGCTGCAAATAAAACCTCCGTATTATTGGTAGCGTTCTTAATAACCAAATGCCTCTGAAACGAGTTGAACAAAAAGTTGTTCGCGGCGGTATTCTGCCAGCTCCCCAAAAGTATTGGAGAGCCGCTTAAGTTCGCCGTTGTATTGGCATACATTCGCAGCGTTTGATTTCCAGCCGTACCCGTTTTTCGAGTCCTGTAAGTGATGCGAATTATATCACCAGCGGCGAAGGTATTGGCTGCAATTGCCTGCGTGTAAACAGCGGTATTTGCAATGCTTGAATATCCAACGGTATCAGTGGCCGACTTGTAAATCAATGGCAAGGTCGGAAATGTTGCAAGCGTGCCATCCCCTCGAACATACTCTGAGGTCGTGCCGCTTGGTGTGTTGAACTTGCCGTTGAATGTAGTCCAATCCCCCGAACTAAGCGCACCTCTGTTGGCAGCACTTGCTGTTGGTAAGTTGAATGTATGCGTATCTGTTACGGATGTGATGCCGAAATCCGTGCCAGCCGTCCCCGTTGCAAAGTTTTGCACTTGCGCGGTCAAGCCGTTTAGTGCGTTTAGCCCTGTGGTGAACGTGGTGATTATTTGGCAAAGGTTGTTGTCTTCAGTATGGAGCGTAATGGTTCGCCCCGATGTGGTTACAAAAATGCGTATTGCGAGCCTATCTGTTGCAAGCAAAACCGTGCTTGGTACTGCAAGCGCACTAACGTATAAATCGACCACCGTGCCGCCTGTTATCGCTTCGGGGTTTGTAGACCCTGAGGATATGAGCGTAAAGGTTGCGCCATCGTACTTATACAATTCAATATAGAAGCTGGGACTGCCACCGCCACTCGATGCGTTAAAGTAGGTTTCAAAGTTCCAATTGCCCGAAGGGATTGCCAAAAGATTCGGGTCGCCTGCATCGGTTATGAATTGCGCGATGTAGCCATTGCCCTGCGCGTTGGTTCGCTGAAAGTTCGTACCACCTCCAAGCACAGGAACGCGGCTCATTTCATAGTAAGCATTGCCGCCTATTGTACCCTGACTAATTGAGCCATTGAGGTAATAGTTAACCGATGCACCGCCACCGCCGCCAAGCGGAAAGTTCGCAAGGCTGCCATCGCCGCGAACGTACTGGCTCACTACTCCGTTTGCGGTTATATCCACGCTCGGGGTTGTGGTATTATTCGGCACGTTAACGCTGAACGCTGGGTTAGTCGGGTTCGGAACGGTTGCCGCTACCGATGTAACCGTACCATTGGTCAAAGTTGGAAACGGCGTAGGTGCGCCCGTTCCATCGAGATAGTCCGAAGCCGTGCCTGTTGGCACATCGAACTTGCCATCGAAGGTATTCCAATCGGCAGAGCTGAGGTAGCCGTCCGTAGTGGTATCCGCTTGCGTGATGCTAATGTCGGGCGTAGTGCCACCGCTTGAACTTAGCGGTGCGGTTGCTGTTACGTCTTCAACAATTGTAGCAGGCAGAACGGGAATTGTTGGCTTGTTTAATATCTGATTATTGCCGCTCGTTGCGTTCCAATCCGAAGGCTTTTCAACAAGCGGAAAGCCTGCTCCGAGGTTAGTCCAATAAGTCGCGTTTGTTGGAAGTATCGAGTCGTTACTTGCGATGCAGCGGTAAACATTGCCTAAGTAATACACCACATCATTAATCGCATAAGCGTTGCCTGTTGCACTTAAATGGTCGGTGCTAAATGGTATAGCCGTTTTTAAACCGCCACCACTACCGCCCAAAGAAACTAACGGGTCGCTCGGTGTACCGTTGCCGATAATCGTAACGCCGTCAACAGCGACCTCGGTTAAGCAAGGCGTACACGGTAAAAAGTCGGGCGGCAAAGGAATGTCGCCCGTGTTGCAAATATCGTAGCACGTGTCCTCAGACCCGCTAACAATCTCAACTTCTAAATCAATTACAACGGTGGCAAACTCGAAATTAGGCGGTAACGTTTTATCGCCCACCGTGTAGCCGTTCGGGATTACTTCGTAGCTTACTACATCGATTACGTCTTTAAATCCATAATCGCGACCGCTTACTAACTTATAAACCCGCGAAGCTACCCAGTCGCCCGCATCTTCGCCGTCGCAGGGTAGGTGCGATTTGCGAACTATTGCGTAAGCCGAAAGGTTAAATTTCGTCGAATACATTTGCTTGCAACCGCTAACCCGTAGGCTATCGATTTTCGAAATGTTTACCTTACCGCGCTTCGCCCAAAATAAAGTTCCTTGTTTTGAATCGTAATCCGTTACGGGTATTGCTTGCCCGTCGCCTATGTAGTAAATCCATCCCTTATCGCCTGTAAGCTCGCATAAACCATATATGCGGTCGAATATATTACTAACCTCTACGCGTTGGTTTAAGCGGTCTATAATGCTTTTTAAAATCATGCTCCCAATTGTTTATTAATTGCTGCAATTATTAGTTCGGTATGTAAGCGCAAAAATTCTTTTTCTTCATCTTCAGTTGGTTCGAAAATAATACCATAGCCCCCAAAGGAAACGTATTTAGGGTTTACGGATTTACCGAACTGAAGCCCTAAAGTTTTTTTGTATTCGTTTTCGTCTAATTGAATACCCGATTCTAAGCCCCTATTAAATTGCGGTTCTTCGGTAAAGTTACGCGCTAAAAAGCCAGTTAGCTCTAAAGGGTTTTTTCGTATCTTTTTTTTAGGGGTGTAGCCCGGTGAATAAGGCGTAGTATAATCGCCCCCTCGCCTTGCGGGTAGTGGTATAGTTTGCCCCGCCGTGTTTTGATGTTTGCCAGTTGAATCGAAAATCCGAATACGCATTAAACGCCTTAATTCCTCAACCGCTTCATATAGCGGGTCAAAGTCTGAAAGCCAACCGTCATAAAGCGCATCAAGCCTTTTATCGACTTCCTGTGGACTCATGGTAACGCCGTTACGTATTTAATATTTTTACGGCAATCGAAGCAATGGTTATCGTCAGGTAATCGCATATTTTGAAGCATCGCCGTTAATTCGGTATTGTATTGTTCGGCTGCTATATCTCGAGCGTTTGTTATACCGCCTAAATCCTTTGCGCCTTTGTTTACGATTACCGAGGTGTTAGCCCGTTGGTTAGGGCTTACCGTTAACGCGTAATTATAAATTTCTACGGCTGTGGCGTAGGCTAACGCTAAACTCATTTGGTTACCGATTGAACAAAGCCAACCTCTACGGTCGCAGCTAACTGAGTAATTCAAACTCATACCCGTCGTATACTTGTTATTCGAACTACTTAACACGCTTACGCCGTCGGTTGTTAGGTTAATACCTATTGCATCTACGAACGGGCAAATATGCGCCTCACGTACCGAACCGCCGCAATCATAACAACTACCTTTTTTCGGTATGAATTTTACGGTGTTCATAGTCGATTCATAAACAAAAGCCAAATCTAATTTGCGGCGCTTTGCTGCGAACTCCTTACCGATATAATACTCGATGCCGCCCGCCGTGTACGTTATTGTATCGATTAGCTGAAGCGTAGTCATATCGAAAACCAAAATCGGTACGTTCGTATTACTCGAATCAATTGCGAGCGTTAAATCGCTTATAAATAAGTTTAGATAGCTTAACGTGTTCGGGCTTATCTTAACACGTATGCCGCCGTAATTACCCGCGCCTAACGCCGTTTGAACGTTGCTGTAATCTGTTACAACTTGCCCCACCCGTTTCGATTCGATAATCGTGTCGGCTTTCATCATTGGACTAAGCCGCGTTAGAACATCGCTGCTTAATTTTTTCCAAGCGAAAGCCCGTTTATCTTGGAACAATTCTACACCGTTGTTATACTGGTCGGTTATCAATTGCCCTAAAAAGGTGTTATTTATACCGAGTTCGTCGATATATAAGCCCGTCGTAGGTTCTGCGAGGTTGCAATCGCGTAAGCCTAAAAGTGATTCGTAGC